GTGCAAACATAAAATCAGCTGTGGCTGGGAGTCCAAAGGATTCCGATGTATCTTCCAATCCCACGTCGCTGTTCGAATATCCGCTTCGAGTTGTTTGAGTCGCAGAGATGACAGGAACATTGTGTTCCACTGCCAACCCTCGTAACTCTTCTGCGATTGCTTTGACAAGGGTATAAGAATTGACGTTGGCTCCATTGCGAATCCTCGATGACATACAGATGTTAAGATAGTCGATGTAGATTACATCAGGTATAAAGTTTTTCTTGATCTTCAATTCGTTGATGAGATGGCGGAAGTTAGCAGAACCAGCACAAGCAGTGGGATATTCCTTGATAACCAACTTACCCTTGACCTTCTGCTTCAACCTCTCCATTTTCTTATCATAAGCATCTTTCGGCAATACCTTCAGGTCGTCAAGTGTAACGTCTAGAAGGTTTGCGTCGATACGCTCGGCAATACGCTCTTCAGCCATTTCCATCGTGATATAAAGAACGTTCAAACCAGCAACCATATTTGCGGCTGCGAAGTGACACATGGCCAACGACTTACCAACACCAGTACCTGCAAGAATGATATTCAAAGTTTTTCTTGGCAACCCACCTTGCGTGATCTTGTTGAAGTATTCAAGATCGAATGGAGTGCGCGATTCTTTTGTATGATAAAACTCGAAACGAGCATCGGCATCAAGGATGAAGTCATGACCAATATGCGCATCGAACGACACACCCAAAGCATCAGACAAAATTTGAGGTATAGAACCTTTCGAGAGCTTTCCTGTTTTGTCGTCAATGATTTGAATTGAATGCATCAAAGCATTATAGATTGCTTTTTCTTGACAAAACTTTTCAGTTTGATCAACCAACCAATCCAGCTTGGTCTCATCAGGTTGGATATCCTGAATGATACTCTTACACTTTTTGAAAGTTTCTTCACTGACACCACTTTTGTCAGTGAGATCGATCGCAAGTGCTTCTTTAGAAGGAAACGAATTGTACTTCTTTACATACTCTTCAATTAGGTTAAAGATAACTTTGTTTTCATATTCAGGGAAATATTCTTCCTTGAGGAATGGGATTACCTTTCTGCCATATTCCTCGTTTGTAACGAGATTGCTGAAGATAACCTGTTCAATCGCCATTTAAACCTCTTTGAATAGTCTATAATTTTTATTAATTCCAAGAACAAAGTTTTCAGCAGCATCTTCTACGTATTGAAGAGATTTGCTAGTAAATAAACAGCTGTGATCATACTCTTCATTTACAAAAAAGTCAACACCATAACCTCTATCCTGCATAAAAACAGTTGCTTTCTTAGCACCATCATCACTGTAGTAGTTAGAAATTTCAATCTTCTGTTTCATCGTCATCCCCCATGATAGAGCCAGTAGCAATCTTGTAACGATTTACAATATACTTGGCAAAGTCGGTTGTGTTAAACATGTTAATCCAAAACTCTTTACTATCAACAATTTCTGAAGCACGCATGTTCGGTGCCTTAATCTCACCAGTTTCTCTGTCGACTAAAGCATACCAACCATTCTTAGGCTTAACAATATATCCACCATCCAGAGCAACATCCAACAAACCAGACCAGCGATTAATGCCACCTTCAAATGAAACGGTAATTGGAATCTTAGACTTTTCTTTAACATATCTGCTCTTTTCTATATTGATGACGAAATGGTAGCCATTGATACCATCAGCGTCCTTGTCCTGCTGACGACCAAGAATCCAGATATTATCAGAACCATAGTAAGAACCAGTACCACCACCAACGATATCCTTGGGATACAAACCGATTTCCTTATAGGTGTGGTTGATCACGACCATAGGAATGTCCTTGAGAGACAGGTGAGGAGTGATCATACGGAACAATGACTTGAGCTGCTTTGCTCTAGACATATCGGCAACAGACTTACCGTCAAGTGCATCTTCAACTTCTTTCTTGGAAGCAAGATTACCAATTGAGTCAATAACAATCATAACACGATCATCGCGACCTAGCTCTTTCATCTGAGCCATGATGTCAAACTTGAGTTCTTCAATGTCTGTGATCGGAGTGTGAATTACTGAGTCAAATGGAATCTTAAAAGTCTTGAAGTAATCTTGTGGAGTACCAAACTCCGAATCATAGAACAGAACGATACCGTCAGGATACTTCTTCAAAAAAGCAGAAGCAAGAAGCAAAGCAAAACCAGTCTTGAAGTGCTTCGAAGGACCAGCAAGCATTGTAAGTCCGGGAGTGATGCCTCCATCAATCGATCCGGACAAGGCAACGTTAATCATTGGAACAGAAGTAGGCACCATGTCCTTCTTCGTGAAAATCTTGCTGTCTGCAAGTGTATCTGTTAAATCAATTGTGCTGTTTTTGAGTAGCTTATCTCTTAATGACATGTATATCTCCGTATGGTTGTATGGTTAGTATAGCGGTATATTAGTATAAAGTCAAGTGTTAATATAATCGTCCATCTTCTTTATGAACGCTTTAATTTTCTTTTCGCGGTCTGGCCATAGTATAGTATCTTTTTCAGGATTCTTCATTAAGTTGTTTAGGAGCGGCATAATCATCTTACGCAATCCCTGCAACTTATCTTCTGTGGTAGTTACCTTTGCTTGTAACTCTGTTGAGTCGGTAAAAGAAAAACCGAAATCGTCATCTTCATTTAGTTTCATGAGAAAAAATCCTCTAATGTTGATATATGTTCTGCATTCCATCCGATTACACTTGTAATTGATTTGACAGGCTCAAGGAACGACTTGTTGAACTGTAGCTCACGATCAATATACTTATCTAATCCCAATTCATCGGGCATTTCATCAGGTGTTGCGATGACAGTGTCATTGATAGGATTGGGAAATTTAAGATAAGCAAACCTAATCTTATCACCATTCTGAATAGGAGGAATATGGTTAATGTTCTTTTCCTTTAGTAAGTGATTGAACAGCAATGCACCCTTCACATGAATAGGAGTTCCTTTTACATAAATTGTAGCAGCATCAGCATATCCTTTCGGATCAGCGTCAAGACCTTTAACGCCTCTCGGAAAAGCAACATCCTCGAAAGGCAGAGTCATGAACTTAGCTTTGAACTCTTCAATAAACTGAATCAATTCATTTTGATCGCCGTTCATGATAATACCGAATGCTTTCTTAATGTTCTCGCGACAAGCATGTGGAGTTGAAGAACGAACAGCTTCAATACCAGACAACTTCAGCTTGGGTTTATCATACTGCACACCTTCAACGTTCCAAGCATTGAGAATGTACATTTTCTTACCGCGCCAGATACCCTTGTTGGCAATAGTCTCACGCTTCATCTTCATTTTTTGCTGATATGCATTCATTATATCAGCCAGTTCCTGATAACACTTATCCATGTAAGGCTGGATTTTCTGTTCGCAGAACGCATCAATCGCGCCGATGATAACATGGTCATCATCAATGTTCATAACTTCCTGAACCTTTTCCATTGTGATGTAAATAGAATCTGTATCAGAAGCTATCACATAATCAACATCCTTAGTTGAGAATGTTTTGTTCATGAACTGATTCATCTTTTTCTCGATCCAACGAATAGAAAGCTGACCAGACATAGTGATAGCTTCAGCATGGTTATGATTGAACCAACGGAAATACTGATTACCCAAAGCGCCATAAGCGGAGTTTAGCTGAATCTTTTTGGCCAGCTGCATGTTATGGTAACGAGCAACCAACTTAGCATCTTCGTTTGATTTAGTTTCTTCATAACGTTTCTTTGCTTCCAACATGAGCTTCTTATACTCTGCTCGGCTGTTGTACATTTTCTCCATCAAAGCAGGTAGGAATCCTTGCTTATCTTTCTTATATGTGCATCCATTAGCAGCATAAGCTACCATGCCATCTCGATATTCCCAATCACCTTCAAGTAAATAATCAATGCTCGGGAAACCAACCTTGCCAACAAAAGTTTCTGGGCTGATGTTGTACTGCATAATCAGGTGAGGGTAAAGCGAGTTCAAGTCAAACGAAACAACCCACTTGCTCAAACCAATCTTTGGTTCTTTAACGTGACCACCGACCAATGCTTCATTATCAGGCTGCTTCTTGAACTGCGGAATAACGATATTCTGTTCAAGAAGATAGTTGTGAATGATCACATCCCATGAGCGAACAGTTGTCATTGTGTCCGAGTAGTTTACCTTGGCGTCATAGGCAAGCGCCATCACCTGTTCTAGAAACTTCAGCTTGTCATCGAGTTTCTCGACCAGCACAACGTCTTGAATATTATACTCAATAAACTTTTGATAATCTTTCTTATACAACTCTAACAGATTACCATACTCTGAGTAGTCAACTTTTTTCTCACCAAGTTCAATTTGTGAAATATAGTCAAGCTTATACGACTCTTGATTACCAAAAGTGAACTTACGGTAAAGTTGATAGTAGTCTAGAACTGTGATGCCAACAGGCTCATAGCTTTGGTTTTCTTTACCTTTGAACTCAACCATACGTTCATTCAAGATCCCCCATGGCGAGAGTTTCTTTGCTTCGGACAAACCAAGCAAACTTTTAATTCTGTTTACCAAGTATGGCATGTCGAAAAACTCGACGTTCCAACCTGTTACAATGTCCATGTCCAAATG